ACAACCTCCTCCTCCTCCTAAAGCGAGGCCCGCACCTCCACCACCGCCTCCCCCTGCACCTCAGTCTTCTCCTGATAAAGCAGGAATTTTCCAGAAGGCTAAGAATATGGCAAAGGCTTACGCTTCTAAAGGTTTAAGTGGTAAGAGAGCAGAAGAGGATATTGTAGAAATTCGAAACATTAGTTGTCATGGACTCGGAGATATTAATTTACCTCCATGCGAATTTAGAGGCACCAGTGAAGAAAATAAGGGTAGACATTTCTGTTTGGAATGTGGATGTGGTGACAGACAAGCAACATGGCTTAACGCACTAAATGAAGATGACTACACAAAACTACATTTTCCTAATGTTGTTTGTCCTTTAAATATGCCAGGATTTTCTAACTACACATCAGTTAAAGATGAAACTGAAGAAAGAAAATCACACTATAGGGGATTTACTAGAAAACAAACTATTGAAAATTATTCTTCGTCTATGGGTTTGGATTTGGTTGAGTTAACATTCAGGCAAAACAATAATACGGGGGACTAGCGATGGCTAGGAGAAAGAGGCAAGTTCAAAGAATAAATGCAACAAAATCTTTCGAATCAAAGGTTGCAAGAACACAAAATAGTGGTACAATAAATCGACAGCAGAAATGTCCCCGTTGTGGTGGTGGACAAAATGCTTGCGTTTGTGGGAGAAGAACTCCTCCCCAAGAGCCTGGATGCGGTTGTGGCCGCAAATAAATTTATTATGGAGTTAAATTATGACAACAGTGAGCAACGGAATGAAACTATCAACTGAGACTTTGGAAGTTCTTAAGAACTTTGCATCTCTAAATTCTAACATTCTTGTAAAGCCTGGAAATCGTATCAGCACGGTTACCCCAATCAAGAATGTTCTAGCAGAAGCACAAGTAGCAGAGACATTTGAAACGGAGTTTGGTATTTGGGACTTGAACAAGTTCCTTGGTACTGTATCTCTTTTCGATGACCCCGAACTTGAATTTGAAGACAAGCACATGAACATCAAGGGTGGTCGTTCTTCTGTGAAGTACTTCTACTGCGAACCTAATCTTCTAACCACTACAGACAAGAGTGTTCCTGTCAATGATGTAGTCGTAGAGTTTGAGTTGAGCGAAAAGGTATTCTCGGATGTGATGCGAGCCGCTTCGGTTCTGAGTCTAAGTGACCTTGCTATTACTAATGAAGGTGATACTCTTTGCCTCAAGGTGTTCGACAAGGCTGATACAGGAAGTAACAACTACACGGTAGAACTCGGTGATTTGCCTCATGGTGACCACGATTTCGATTTCCACTTCAAGGTTGAAACTCTTAAACTGATGCAGGGTGACTACGATGTAGCAATCACCAAGAACACAGTTTCTCGTTTCACCCACAAGGGTCGTGACCTTACTTACTATGTTGCACTAGAGCGAACTTCTTCCTATAAGGCTTGAGATAAATGAAAACGATGGAACATTACCTGTGGGTGGAGAAATACCGCCCACGGACAATTGATGAGTGTATTCTTCCTGAAGGAATCAAGAAGACATTCAAGGATATGGTAGAAAGTGGTGAGTCTCAAAACTTGCTTCTCTCTGGAGGAGCAGGTTGCGGAAAGACAACCATTGCCAAGGCCTTGTGTTCGGAACTTGATACCGATGTCATCGTGATTAACTGTTCGGAAGATGGAAACATCGACACACTCCGAACACGAATTCGTGATTTCGCAAGTTCTGTTTCGATTTCGGGTAACAAGAAGGTCGTAATCCTTGACGAATTTGATTATTCAAATGCTCAGTCAACTCAACCTGCACTTCGTGGCTTTATTGAAGAGTTCAGTGACAACTGTAGATTTATTCTGACTTGTAACTTCAAGAACAGAATCATCGAACCCATTCATAGTCGATGTACTGTTGTAAACTTCCTGATTCCCAACAAGGAGAAACCAAAACTCGCCATGGGTTTCATGGAAAGAGTGAAATACATCCTCGACGAAGAAGGAATCCCATATGAAGAGAAGGTTATTGCTGAACTGATTAAGAAGCACTTTCCCGACTTTAGGAGAATCCTGAACGAGTTGCAACGATATTCGATTGCGGGTACAATTGATGTTGGTATTCTCACACAGATTGGTGAGGTCGATACCAAGAAGTTGATTACTGCCATGAAGGAGAAGGATTTCACTTCGGTTCGAAAGTGGGTTGTAGAAAACATCGACAATGACCCGACACAAATTTTCAGAAACATTTATGATGGAATGTATGATTACTTTGACGGTAGCAGTATTCCCAAGGTGGTTCTGATTCTTGCAGAGTATCAATACAAGTCTGCGTTTGCCGCGGATTCTGAAATTAATCTAACTGCATGTTTGGTTGAAATTATGATGGAGTGCGAATTCAAATGACCATTGATGAAAATAGTTTCAAACCTTTAGGAAAATGGATTGTAGTTACTACCGACATTGGTGGTGAGAAGACTACAGAGTCTGGCATTATTTACGAAGATAAAGATGTATCATCAGGTTATGTTTGGTCTAATGTTGTATCAGTTGGTGCTGATGTTGTAGAAGACATCAAGGACGGTGATAAGATATATTGGGACATTCGAACTGCCAAGGGAAACCACTATGGTGGTTACGACCTTGTGCATGAAGATGCAGTTTTGGCGGTGGATAGATGAAACTAGGCGACTATCTGAATGCTATTAACTTCAGCAAGAAGGATTTGATGGACACTGAGGATGAACAGGTGGAGAAGAAGTATCTACCTTTCATTGTGAATCGGTGTTTATCTTATTTCCCCGACACCATCTTGCAGGTTAATGAGATGAATCAGTACTCTCATCTTGACAAAAAGATGCAGTTTGATTTTCTTAGGCATTCTATTCGTCCCCGAAAACGATTTAGCAAGTGGTTGAAGAACGAAAAGACAGAGCAGTTCGAAGCGGTCAAAGCCTATTATGGTTATTCTAACCAACGGGCAGACGAAGCACTCTCCATATTGACACCAGAGCAGATTGAGCATATTTGCTTCATTATGCAAAAGGGCGGAAATCATAAATAAATTCGTACAGTATACCGTTCTTCTGGTTAAATTGAGTATGGAGAAAATACACAATGAAAGCAAATATAAGTGTTGAAGACCTCGTAGAGATTGACTTCAATGAACCAGATGATTTCCTGAAGATTAAGGAGACTCTGACAAGAATCGGAGTCTCTTCTCGTAAGGAAAAGAAATTATTTCAGTCTTGTCATATTCTACACAAACGGGGTAGATATTACATCGTGCATTTCAAGGAGTTGTTTGCCTTGGATGGATTGCATTCTGATATAGATGACAATGACATTGCCCGCAGAAACAAAATTATTAAACTGTTGGAAGAGTGGGGCCTTTTGGATATCATTGATAAAGAAAAGGTGAAAGAACCCATTTGCGAAATTAATCAACTGAAAATTCTATCCTATAAAGACAAGGGAGATTGGGAACTTTGTCCTAAGTATCATATTGGAAGAAAGTGAAATGAATAATATCAATTTCAAGCAGACCTATGAACTAGACTTAAGAGACATCGAAACTCTTTGGATTAATCTAGACCGTGACCTAGAGCGTAGACAGAGAATGGAAAGTATGTTTGTTGCCCTTGAAATGGATAACAACAAACGAATTCCAGGCTATCCCGCAACAACTGTCCTTGAGGGGTGCGGAAAAGCCCAAGAGAATACATTAAAGTCTATTGATAATTTACCAACATTGGTTTTGGAAGATGATTGTGTTCATCATATCGATAACTTCAAACCAATCATCAATGTTCCAAATGATGCAGATGCAATTTACTTGGGATGTTCCCATTGGGGAATGGATTTCAACTCTGGTAGAAATGGCCCAATTGCTCAGTGGGAGATTTGGGATAACGAGTGGTTAAGAGTAACCAATATGTTGGCCACTCATGCAATTCTTTACCTAAATGAAGATTTCAAGAAAGCGTGTCAGGATATTATTCATAAGTATGTTTATGAAATCCATGACCACATAGATGTTGGTTATTGTTCTATCTTACAACACTTCAAGGTGTACACTCCCAGAAACCCATTCTTCTATCAGAGCAGTAGTCCTGATGTAACTATGACTGGTTTAGAGACAGCACCAAAAATGAAAGTTCGACCATCTCCAGTCAACAATAGTTTTGTTAGAAACCATGTTGAAGTTAAGAGAACACCAGAGGATGGATTTAGAATTAGAGCGATTGGTAGTGATGTGAGTGCAGTCAGGAAAGCCCCAACCAAAGGAAAAGCAATACATGGCAACCCAGCCAAAGTAAACACAAGCAACAGGGTTAGAAGAAAAGGAAGATAAAGTGAAAATTGACCTTCGTGATGTGAAAACTCTATGGATTAACATAGACTCTTCTGTTGATAATGCAAAGAAAATGCAAGAGCAATTTCATTCTCTTGGTTTCAAAAACCATGAAAGAATGTCTGCTTCCACCACTCCTTCCCCCAGAAACGAAATGACTAAACATTATGGAACTCACTTCATTGGTTGTGGTGAGTCTCATCTTAAATGTTTTGCCGAAAATGGTGGAGATGTCCCGCTTTTGATTTTGGAAGACGACGCAAAAGCAGTTGAAGATTTCAATCCAATTATTGAAGTTCCAGATGATGCAGGTGCCGTTTATGTTGGTGCATCGATTGGAAATGCAAGGACTCAGATTATCGATACTGGTAATCCTGATGTTTATCGTGTTAAGGGAATGTTAGCCACTCATGCAATCCTTTATGTGGGTTCTCATTACATAAGAGAAGCCGAAAAACAAACAATGGAATATATTCATCAAAGGAGAATGCCCCTTGATATGGGATTCTCTGTTTTGCAAAATTCTTGGAATGTGTATGCATTGAAGAAACCATTGTTCTATCAAGCAGATGAAAGAGAAAGTTGTAATAAATGGGAACACTACACAAATGTTGGTGAACTTCAACCAAATGTTAGGATGGTAAATCAATGAGTAAATTAAAGTTTGTAGCGTGGGGTCATCCACTCCACAGTCATAGTCACTCTTACATTCATGCCGCTTATAGAAAAGCGTTTGAACATATGGGATGTGAATCTTATCATTTTGGGAAACCCGAAGATGTTCCAGATGGATTTGATTTCAAGGATACTATTTTCTTGACAGAAGGTCAAGTCGAAGACAAGATTCCTCTAGAGAAGAGTTCTTATTACATCCTCCACAATTCCCAAGATAGCAAAAAATATGAGGGAATGAACAAAATTGTTTTGCAAGTTTATACTAATGATTGTTTGAAGTATGATTTGCAAAAAATAGAAGATTGTATTTATTGGGATGGTGATAGAGGATTGTATATGCCTTGGGCAACAGACTTACTACCTCACGAATGCGACCGTCAATGGGTGAGCAGGAAACCTAACCCCAATCGAGGATTTAAACCACGCAGTGGTGGTACTATTTCTTGGGTTGGTAGTTATTCGGAAGGCACATACGGGAATGAAGAAGATATTAATAAGTTTGTTCATAGAGGAGAGACTCATGGATGGACTTTCAAACACACCACACCTTGGACAGACCCAATATCTTTCGAGGAAAATAGAAAAGTAATTTTTGAAGCCGACTGTGCCCCAACTATTGTTGGTGAGTGGCAACAGAAAGTGGGTTATGTTCCATGTAGATTATTCAAGAACATTAGTTACGGTCAGTTAGGTCTTGTGAACAGTCAAGTCATGTATGATTTGATGGAAGGTAATGTTGTTTACGATGATGATG